TGATTTCTCTACGTTTAATAGAGAGATCCATCGCTTCTTTCGGGGTCAAAGGCCGCTTTAGTTTTTTCTTTTTCTCCCAATCGTCTAGCCTTTGGGCGGTGTTGCTAAACTTTCCAAGAAGTGCCGCCGCCTCTTGTGCATTAGCTTTGCTTTCTTTGAAAGTTGCGATAGTGCTATTTATAGCTGATAGGGCTGAACCAATCGCCGCCAATTCTGCAAACATAACTACCCTTCACTAAGTTGCTTACATTTTTGGCTCGTTGGCCTGTCTTGGCTAAATTTTAGCCCCTTAAATTATACACTTTTTCTTGAAACAAAGATTTATTTCAATTATTTGAAAAAAAGATAACTATTTAACCCAAAAAGGGTTGACATATAATATTATTTATAAGAATATAATCACATCAATTAACAAAACAGGGAAAAAAAATGCTTACACTACTTCAAAACAGAGATGAAACAGAAACCGGATACGAGATTTGTTCTCTTTTAAGCAGAGGAACCTTAAAGCCTAAAAAGACAGACGGCGTTTGGACAAAAGAATATGTTTGGAAATCAGAATATTTCAAGCACTTTCAACCAGTTGCATTTATTGACACAAATGATCTGGAGGAGGCTTTTCACTTTCATAATATTGGCAGATCAGACAAAGTGGATAACATAGTTTCCTCTCATCGTAGTATGTCAGTAGGTGATCTGGTAAAGACCTCAAAAGGTGAAGTGTTCATGGTAGAACCAGCGGGATTCACCAAAGTAAAAACATCCTAATATTCAGACAGTGTGTACAGAAAGCCCCTCTTTAGGGGCTTTTTTTATGTCTGATGATAATTCAAGTTCCGGCTTTACCCACTTCTTACACAACCAAACATTGTTTTTTAAAAGCATTATTTGAGCTTTAAGCCTTCCACGATTATCGCCCCTTGATTTTTTGTATTGAGATTCAAGAGATAATATTGTATCCAGGGTCCAAGTCATTGATTTTAAAGGAGTTTTTTCTGTCAAGATGGTTTGGTAGGCCAATCGTCAGATCCTTTACCGTCTATATCCGGTTCACTTAGGTTGGGCCAGTTTTTATGCTTGGTGATATCTCTCAACGCTTGGCGGTATGTCTTCCATTCATCGCTCATGGTTACATCGCTGGAAGCCATCCAATCAGTTTCGGCTAATCGCCTGTTGCGTTCCTGTCTTTGAAGCTCTGCCACTCTCTCCGTTTCTGCTGTCTGAGCCGCCGCCTTTTCGCTATCTGACATGGTTTCAATTTTGTGTAGCCAGACAATATTATCTTCAATATATGGATCTACACTGATGCTCTTTTCTTTGAGCGGATCATAAGAGCGATTGAGGAACACTGGCAAAACAGAGTTTTCTGTCATCCAATCAGCGGGTGGGCCGGATTCTGGAAAGGCCACATTTGGAAATAGCTGTCTGTGTTCTCCTATCTCCTCCACTTTGTTATCTTTTATTTTTGCGATTTGCATATTTATTACCTATAAGTTAGGAAAGGTCTTGCTGGGTGCGGTGAAGTTGCTCGTATAGCGGGCCTTTAAAGTAATTCTTAGTTCATCCATATAGCCCAAATATTCGCCACCTTGCAAACCATCACCCCTGTATCTTCCAAGCATGAAATCATCTAGGTTTAGGTTGTTGGTATAGTTGCCAGTTGTTGAACCAGATTGATTGCCGTCTATAAACATCCTCAAATTACTTGAGGTATCTCTTGTCACCGCAACATGGTGCCAGTTGTTATCTGCTACGGCGGTCGTTCCGATGAGGCTCGTTGCGCCAGTGTAAATCGTTAGATTTGTTGTGGTGCCGTAGCCTGTGCCGTTTCCAGTGTTGATGAAAAGCTCCATTATGTTAGTGGCTACTGGCGTCACGCCTGTTTTAAAAAGTCTGCGATACGCAACACCAGATTGACTTGAAGTGTTAGTTTTCATAAAAAATTCAACAGTGAAGGGACCAGTACCAAAAGGTATTATATCTCTTATCTGTATTTGCTGGGTTCCACCACCATCAAAATATACGCTTGCAGTGCCGAATTTTTTGACTGAGGTATTCAGAGCCACGTTTCCATAATTTTCCATATTAGCCTTTCCAGACTGGTCAAACATTGCGGCATTGGTAAAGCTAAACAGTGCTGATGTATTAGTGACCGCTGTAGATGGTGAGGTAGGTGGGGTGAAAGCAGAGGTATATAAGGCTGTCCCCTTTATCGCTCTGACATCTGACATGAACCCTTGCATCCCTACCCTTCCTGTATTATCTGCCGCAATGCTAAGGGGAAAATTTGATGCGCCTAGACTAGCGGTGGAACTACCTTGAAGAACACCATTGAAAAAAAGTCTGAGCGTTGTTCCGTCTCTTGTCAGTGCAACATGAACCCATTGAAAATTGGCTGGATGGGTGACATTAAAAATTGCTGACCCATTTATGTAAACCTGAAAGTTTGATCCTGATTGATATAACAAAACACCAGAACTAACACCGTTGAATATCCCAACATAATCTGAATATGTGCCAAATGAAGATGTGCGATAAAACCAGAAATCTATGGTAAACGTTCCATTACTTAAAAGATCCAATGCTGTATTCGCCGCGATAGTTGCTCCATCCCCCGAACCACTGCTGGACATGGAACCGCCTTTCGTGGCCGGAAGGTAAGATGTGCTTGGTGCGAATGGCGAAAAAGGTTGTATTTTCGGGGAGCCTGTGAAACTGAAAGTTGCGCCAACAGATTTGTCTACGAACCGATTACTACAACACGTTAATAATTTTGTATTTGTCACCACAGTCAAGGGTGAGGTGCTAGGGGTGAAACTGGATGTATAGAGAGCCGTCCCCTTAACCAGTCTGAAATTGCTGATAAAGCCCTCAAATGGCTCCTCCACCGCTCTGTTCAAACCATTCCCTATCGCCATGGTTGCGGTGCCTAATGAACTAAGATCCGTTGTTCTGTAAGATGTATTAGTGGCATCTAGGTTGCCGTTAATGAAAAGCCTGAAATCTCCTGTGGTATCTCTTGAAACCGCAATATGCACCCACTGATTCATGGGTGTGGCGTTTTGTGAAATACAAGTTCTGTTGTTGCCCCCTGCGGCATAAGCGGCGAATGAAATTTTATCGCTGAAAGCTGTATCGTTTACCACCAACGCGACGGTATTTGCGCTGTTCCAATAAGGCCCGATATTAAACACTCTGCTATAGGTATAACTATCTGCCGTGATAAATACCCAAGCCTCAATCGTAAATGCGCCAGTGCCAAGAGAAAAATCAGCCGTACTAGCAGGAGTCACATAAATCTGATCGGCGGCCACACCGTTCGGAAACCGTACCGCCCACTTTCCTTCGTCTCCGCTGAAAGGCGAAAATGTCCCCTGAGATGCGTTTCCTCTTCGGGTGACCGTAAAATTATTTGATGAGGAATCTAAAAAAGTATTGTTGTTTGCGGAATTTGAGCCATCAAATTTATAAAGACCAGTTACAAGGTTGAAATCGTCATCTGTCTCTTCTGTCCCACCTGATGCCGAAAGAACGAACTTATCTACGCTCATGACATATTTTGACCAGCCGTGAACCCGAAATAGGTTGTCCCCCCATCAGTGGTTACAAAAACGAATATGTCTACGTCGTTGGCCCCGCTTGATAACGTGGGTGCGGTTCCTCCAGCAAAATCAACTGAAGCGGGGAAGGCAATCGTTCTGCTTCCTGTCCCATCCTGCGTTACTTTCAAAACAAAAGCTGATACATCGCCGGATGATGCTGGATTAGACCATGTGAATGTTGAGATGTTATGTGCGAGCGTAATTGTAAAAACGCTTCCCGCACTGATATCCAAGGTGACTGAAGTGCCTGACGTTAACGCAACCGCTTGTTCTGTGATCGCGGCTTGGAAATTAGATACGCCGGAAAAAGCACCAGCGGATATAGTTTTGTTTGTGAGCGTGTCGGTGGTGTTTGTGCCTACGAGTGTAGTTGTAGCAGTAGGCAAATCAATCAAGGCTTCCGAATGGTTGATTTTATTGCTTGCCGGAACAGTCGCATAATTTCCCATGTAAGCGTGTGAGCTACATTGATAATAAATAATGCTGGGAGTGTCTTCTGTGACTGCTATCTGTGTATAAGCTCCAGAGCTTCCCGCCGTTCCGTTTGTTGTCACGCCTGTTGTGAAAGCCGTTGTTTTGTCTGCATCTAAATAAAAGCGAAAAGGGTGGCCGCTATTTGAACTATCAGATTGGTCAAAGCGATAAACATATTCGCTGTTTGATGTGACGTTATCGGCACCGTGTAACTGAATGGCTGGAGCTTCTACACCATCAAGATAATATCCGTTCCCGCTCCCATCGCCGTTGTAAGGATGTGCGGCGGTTTTACTGGCTACCGTTACGGCAATCGTAACTGGTGCGCTGGTACTTCCGTAGTTCGCACCAATGGCATCAACTGGGAGAACCGTATCAGTGGAAACAAGATTTTTGGATACTTTCGTGAGTGCCATTTTTTAGGTCTCTAATTCTGGTTTCGTTTTCGGGAAGTCTTCAGTGCTAGGCCAATCTCTAAGTTTCTGCCTGTATGCGATATATTTATCTCTGTTCGGCCAATCTGGTATCTTTGCAATATGGTCTGTGTTCATTAGCTCCATATTGCGCCACTCTTTAGCCTCGTATTCTTCGCCTAGAGAATGATCGCTATGCGTATACGTCAGAGTGAGACCACCACTCTTTTTCATTATCTTGTCGCCTTCTACTGGATCTTTATCTGGGTTTGTTAAATTAATTATTTCCATTTTAAACCCCAATTATTTTATACATCTGGGTAAATGCCGTGGCTGTCCCGCCGCCGTTCTTCACCTCAAAGGATTCATTAAACTGGATATTTCCGTGATTTAGATAGGTTCCATAATAAGCCGCATTATTAATATTTCCGTGATATTCCCCGACTAAGGAACACGGCCTTAAAAGTCTTGTTGATATAGAGCCTGTATTTATTACCAACTGACCATCTACGAAAACATGGAGTACAGTACCCACATTACTGGCTGAATTCGCTGAGACAATAAAAAACTGACACACTCCTGAACCAGTGACAGAAAGAAGCGCATTTGTGCCTGTGGCTGTCACGTTTTCCGATGTCATGTGGTAGCTCATGCCTGTATTGAAACCAAGAGACAAATCGTTTGTATTCAGAACCGTCCCAGAATAGGTCAAACTTTTTGGGGGACTGCTGAATTTAACGATATCTGGGTCATCTGGAACCGTGATTTCCTTCCCAACTAAAATACTGCTTGCGCTCAAACCTGTCCCAATAAACGCTTTCGGGGTTGTCGTTGGAATTCCTTGTTGGATAGTTCCTAATTTATCACAATAAAATTTTGATCCAGCCGATTTACCGGAAAGACCTGTCTGCGTTGCTCCTGTCAGACTTACTGTTGCGGTCGCGCCGTTTGATGCCGTTGCTTTCGCTAAACCAGCCACCTCAGAAGTATCCAGCCTTGTGACTGAAACATCTTTGGATCTTATGTAAGAAAGGGAATTATCTGCATTATAAGGAGTCCACAATACATCTGATGTGCCTGTGAGAGCGAATTTCTGCGTGTAATATGTCTCGTTCCCATGCGTATATTCTATATTCAATCGGTTTGAATTCTGATAAGTGGCTTCTATCGTTTTGTTTGTGACTTTACCCGCCACTTTACCATTAGCCATTTCAAAATAAGTCCCTGTGATTGGGTTTGCCCCGCCGTTATGGGTGGCGACTCTCGTATTCAAGAAGACGCCTGATACACCCTGCATTGCAAAAATTCCACATTGGTCGTCCGAATCTGTGCCAAACATCTCGCTTCTTGTTTCGCCAAAAGTCAAAGCTGATCCAGTGTTTTTGACTCCAAGGAATTCACCACTTGCCGTCACGATAGCTATTTCCCCGCCTATGGCCTCCATGTCCATAATCCCGCGATAGAGTGTGCTTGTATAATTATCTTGGAAATTCTGAGAAAAACTTGTGTAAGGAATCGTGAGCGTATGACTCAGAGATAAATCTCCATTCGCCGCTATATCTACAGCAGTGATAATGTATGTGGTGGTCGTACTGTTGGTGGTTGTCGCGACTATTATTTGATCATTAGTCGCATCATAGCAAGCCCCTAGACCGTTTACTGCCGCATTGTGGAGCGTAGTGGAAGCAAGTTGTGTTCCTCTTACGTCAACACTGCTGGCGTTTGTGTCCCAGTTTATACGCCCAATCTTGAAACCGTAATTGCTAGTTGCCCCTCTTTGTACTGAGAAAATTCTGTCGGAAGCATCTTTTACAAACCGCATATAAAATTGGTCTGTGTTATAGGCGTTTGATGTATAAACGGTCCCTGAAGTCTGATTGGTAGTGTAAATCTTTTTATAATAAGCGTTGGAACTCGTGGAATTTCCAGCGATGCCATAGACAAGCCAAGCACTGTTCGTTTCGTCCCAGATCATGTCTTTTAATCTGCCTTGCTGAGTAAAATTTCCCAAAGTAATGCCATTTGTAGGTCCACCGTTTCCAGTAGCGAATCCAGTCGTTGCGAGTGGTGCAAAACAAAGATAAAAATTCCAAGGGCTTTGTTGGTTTCTGTTTGCACACATCGCCACCGCACCACTAGCGGCATCTGCCCTAACTATGGTTTGATAATGATAATGGAACGCATTATTTGAATTATTAAAACGAGCAGAAGCAGGACTTGACGCATTAAATTGTGCGTTCACGCCCGAAATCTTTTTGACCACACCACCCGATAAACTAACTGGATCGCCAAGGGTAACGGCACCCGATGCGGTGCCTTCTGCCTCCACTACGCCAGTGGTGCCGCCCCCGAAATAATCCGATATATTCGCCATCTATAAACTCCTAACTGACTGGAAGCCAGCCATGTGTTGACCCTGTGTATTCCCAAATCATAGCAAAGTTATTTTGATCTACCACGCCATCAGCCGCTACCCTTAGAACTTTGTTTCCATTTCTGCCTAATGTCAGATTATTGGTCGCAAAGGTTCCGGCAAAATCTATAAACTGGATGCTATCCCCCACAGTTGGGCTTGCTGGCAATGTTGCCGTTATAGCTGATGAAGTAGTATCCACATAATATTTTTTCCCTGCCGCCGCGTTAAAAGCTGAAGTTTTGGCGGTTGCGCTGTCTAGCTCTGGCCTCAATCGCGCTTGAACCGCCGTTGCTAATTTAGCCGCAGTGACCGCGTTTGTAGCCAGTTTTGCAGTAGTCACGCCATCACTGGCCCCTGTAGAATTAGCCAGCTTCTCCGTTGTGACGGCTAAATTTTGGATCTTGACCGTTGAAACTGTGTTATCGTCTGGGGTTCCTACCGTGACCGCACTTGCTGAAATACGGTTTACTTCAATGGACGATCCGTTAGGTGGAGCCGTTGAAAATGTAAGGGTGGTGCCTGATTGCGTGTAAGTGTTTTTTTGCTGATAAACGCCATCTATGTACACAGCGGTATTGTTTTCGGTCAGCGGGTTAGCACCCATTGTGAAGGCGGTTGTTGATCCATCACCAGTGAAATTATCTACTGAGATGGTCGCGCCGCCGCCGCCTATCTCGCTCCATGAGCCGTCGCTATACCCTTCAAACTTTGTATCCGTTGTGTTGTAACGAAACATTCCCGCCGCGCCTGTCGGACGTTGTGCGGTGGTTCCTGTTGGCACATGGACGGCATCTGTAGCTGAACCAATATCAAGAGAGACCGCCGGAGTCGCATCTAATATGCCTACGCGGTTATTTGTGTTGTCTACCTTGAGGGTGTTGGTATCTACCGTTAAAGAATTGCTTACGGTTAAATTCGTGATGGTCAGAGCCGCAACGGTATTTCCCGACTCAATCTTGTCTGTGTTCAGATTGGTAAAGTTAGCATCTAACTCTGTGTTGGTTAGCGGCGATCCTTTGCCTGATCTTGTGACTATGGTAGCCATAAATGTCCTATGATGCCGTTACTGTAATCGTCCAAGTGACGTTGAGACTATCATTAGCGCCTTTGGTAATACTGGAAAATACTGAACGACAAAGCATCGTGCCGCCAGATGCGGCGTTAAATATGCCCGCCTCTGTGATGGTTCCTGTAGCGTCACCCGCTTCAAATGTGCAAACATACGCTACGCTTGAGCCTGTAACGGTAGAACTGTCTATTGCTTCCCTGCTTCCAAGCTGACTGACCAAAGCTGTTTGACCAGCCGCCGCCGCTGTTGAACTAGAACCCAGACCCATGTGAGACATCACCGCTTCGCTGGTTCCAACAAGCCTATCCAGTATGGCGTTTAGCCCTGTATTGACGATCAAATTCTTTTCTTTACGACGTTCTTTCACCTTGCCGCTTTGATCCTTTAGCACAATTTCAAGCTGTCCCTTCAAACTTGCACCATCCTGAAATGCCATGTCTTTAACTCCCTAAAATGTGGTTTGTGTTCCAGTGTAATCTCCAGAAAAATAATCTGGACCGCAATAATCTTGCGCTAAAATTACGCCGCTGTCACTAAATCCTGATGAATCCGTCAACCCTTTCCCAACCGTAAAAACTGGGGAATCAGTAAAGCCGCCAGAATTTGAAAGCAACCTTGCAGGGACTAAGGATGGTTCACCCGAAAAGTTTGCTGAATCTGATAATACTTTGTTTACGGTAAAGGCTGGGCTATCTGTAAAAGCTGGGTTTTCTACTAGAGCGATTTCTTTTATGAATCGGCCAACCTTAACCACCATCGCCATCCCTTTCGCGGTGGTTGCCGATATAAGCCTTTTGGCTACTGTGACAATTTGGAGTTTCCCAGTTGCCATCAGAAATCAGCCCTGAGCGTGAAGTTTATAATTTCAAAAACTGTCTCAACTGATCCATCCGCAAATGTGACCTCAATCTCTCCTTCGTAAGCCCCTGCCGTCTGGTTTAGATCCCCTGAGCCAAAAGTAAATACCACAATTCCATTTGCAAGATCCCCCGCCGCTCCTACAAGAGTGGCAAGTATCGTTGTAGTTTCTGCGGCTCTGAACTTGAGCCTAGTGGTAGCAGAAGCGAGATTAACCGCCGCCCCTGTGTCTTCTCTCGTTATGGTAACTTGAACTTGAGGGCTTGTGTCATCTTTGACAAGTAAAACATTCGCCATATCGCCCTCACATTAAATGATTTAAAATATTCGTGGCTATCAATATCCCATATAAGCCCCAAACCATATTTTCTAGCCTGTTAAACCTTGCCTGTCCTGCCTCCAATCGTTCTTCAATACGTTTATATCTTTCAGCACATTCCCTTTCATGCGCTCGTATCTCAGCGTCAACGCTGGCGGCTGTTGGCTTCATTATTCAGACTTTGCTTTCGCCTTTGCTTTGGAAGCGGCTTTTTTCTTAGGCTTAGGCTTAGGCTTTTCTTCTTTTACCTCTGCCTCTACAGAAACGGTGTCTTCCGGCTCTACAGTTTTTATTTCTATCGCGTGACCATTATCCAAGAACGCTTGTGCCACCGCTTGTTCCCAAGGTTGTTTGGCTTCCAAAACCTCATCTAAAACATAAAGGCGAGTTTGTGTGCCGTTTTCGTTAGCGGCTCCTGCCTTTGGAACAATCATTTTAATTTTCATCATAAACCTCACAATCAAGGGGGGTTTTTACGCCCCCCTTTAGGTCGTGTTATCGGATAGTAATTGAATCAGTATCCGAATTATGACGCGGTATACCTAATATTACCTGTGCGGCTATAGGCGTACCATTAGAGTGTGTGCCAGTAAAATCGGCCTTCACTCTGATATAACGAGAGCCGCCCACATATCCAATCGTGGATATTTGAGGGGTTTCTGCGTTAGCGTCCAAAGTGCTGAAGATCCCGCTTGAATCCACTGCGCCATCAGTCACCGATGTGTTGCTAGTGACTGCGGTGTAGGTGGAATCATCGCTTGATTCTTCCAGTATGAAGTCAATCTTAACAGTTGAACTAAGCGTATCGCCTTCAACGCCTGTGGGAACAACAATCA